TCGGCTAGCAACTTGCTAAAGTCCATGGCCTCTGTCAGTGTCTGCGGGGCAAACCCGCTACGCGTTGCGATGTTGCTCATTATTTAATCTCCTTGATTGTTAACGTACTCTGTCTAACTGCTGATGCTTCTTTGGCTGGCACGACACGCTCAGGTTGTGCCTTGTAATGGCGCATTGGCCAAGAAACTTTGTAGCTCGCGCCCACACCTTTGCTTGCGTCCTGTAACTGTTCCTTCAAACTGGTCTCATAAAACCCGATGTTCTCTTCTAGCGCCTTGATCTCGTCTTTGTATTCCAATATTTTTTTGCACAACGTTTCAGCCGTGGGGGATAAATCAATCTCTTTGACCTCAGCGGTCGGGTATTTGCGGTTTGCGTCGGCGCTATTTAAGGCGTCGTAATGCTTTATTTCGCCGGTGGTGTTGTAATGGTCTAGGCGCTCCTGAAAATCGCTCACAGCGGCTTCTATGGCGTTCTGAGTGGCATCGTGACGCTCAAACAGGAATATCCGTAACTTCGTGCCACGGTACAGGGTGCAGACCGCCCCCCATTTGGCGTTCATAATGGCCATTTGGCCTTGCAGCTGGATAGGCCCTCGCCAAAGCGGCGGTGTGTCTTCTGGGTCTTGTCCTGTCAGCTTGGCCTCAAGGCAGCCCCAGCCTTCGAGCACGATCTGATCTGCACCAAGTACGAAAATACCTGCGTCTGGGTCACTCACCATAACCCGCCCGCGACCGTCTGCTGTTCCGTCTAGGCTCGTGCACAATGGCCACTCATCATGGAAGTAGGCTTGCGGGTGGTCTAAAATGGCGTCATCCAGCGCTAAACGCTCGACTGACTGTTGCAGTATGTGATTTTCAAAGCGATTGCCCCAGTCTGCAGCCTCAATCTCTAATAGCTCTGGCAGCTTACCGTCAATAGCGTTGCACGATAACAACAGTTCATCATTCGGTGTCGAGTACTTGCTCAAGCCCAGCAGTCCTGGTAAGCGGCTTGCGCTCATCATGGTGTCTGGTGTCAGTTTGCCTTGGCTCATTGTGTGTCTCCTTTTAGTTTGTATACGCCTATCTTGCGGGCATGGCTAGCGGTGTGTTTGGCGGTGGTGTACCGGCCGGTGTGCACGAACCGCTTGTCTCTTAGCACGGCACCGAGCACCGAAGGATGCATGTATTCTGGGGGCGGCAGTGCTTGCCTGACATCGTTTATTGTCACCTCACCATATTGCCTGCATATACGCTCAGCGATGCCTCTGGCGGTGTACAGATAACGCTGTTTTGTCTGCTCATGGTGGTACATAACCACGTCACGTGCCTGTTCTGCTGTTAAAAGACTATTTTCCATTTGGTTCATCTCCATACTTTTCAATTAAATACGCCCGATACTTGGCCGCGTGTCGTCTTTCCATGCGGTCAATCAAATAGCCAATGGGCAACAAGATGGCCATAAGCAAAACAAAGTAAACCGCGATAAACAAAGCATTCTCTATCATAGGGTTAACCCTGCGCGCTTTAGCACCGCGTGCGCTGAAGACTTCGACCATCGGTGCTGACCACTCGGTGTCTTGATACCCGACAGGGTTAACTCGTCGGCTAGGTCTTGGTAACTTGCGCACCTACTCACCATGGCCAATAGGTCAGTTTTAATGCTCTGGGCGTAATCATCTGCCCTTTGCTTTTTGCGTGCAGCAGAAACGCTCGCACCAATACCTGGCGTTGGGCAACCTAAGTGCTTACCGTTGGCCTTTGCGGCCTGTAGTGCTGACTTAGTGCGCGCTGATATCTGCTCGCGCTCATGTTGCGCAAATATCGCACGAACCCCAAACTCAAGCATCCCGGCGTGTGGCATATCAGCGGCCACGATATCAACCCCAGATTTGCGCAGGGTAAACAGAAACGCGGTGTCTCTGGATAATCGGTCGAGTTTGGCAATCAGTATCGCGGCACCTTCGCGCTTGCAATGCTCTAGCGCTCTCACCAATTCAGGGCGATTATCGAGCTTTCCGGATTCCACCTCTACGTACTCTGCCACAATATCGGCACGGTAAGGCCTCACGGCCTCCCGTTGCGCGTCTAGCCCAAGGCCTGATTGACCTTGGCCTACGGTACTGACGCGGTAATATGCTATGTATCTCATGGCTAAAACCCTCCCGTTCTGATGATGTATACCAGTGCCCAAACAATCCCGATAATCGCGCCTACTAGCGCTGCTTTGATTGTGTCAGTCATGGTTGGCCTCTAGGGCTGTTTCAAGTAATCGCTCTACTTTATTGGCCTCAAACCCGTCAGCATCAGGGTCCTGTAGTAAATCCAAAGCCTTCTGGCACGCGTGCCGTAACATTCCAGCTTGTACCGCTAAAATTAAGAGCTCTTCGCTTTGATCGTTTGTAGTGGTTTCCATGTCTTATCCCTCCTGTTATGCGGCCTTGATGATTCTGATTACCTTGGCCATGCTTCGACCGTGCGCTGGATATGCAATCACCTTCACCTTACTGTCATAGCAAGCACGGCACCCATTGCATTTGCCCTCGTTGGCGTATGCGTTGCATAACGTCATGCCGCGTTTTACGTCTTCTGCTGTTGGCACGATTACCGAACCATGCAAACCCTTGGTGTATTGTCCGGTGACACTATCCGAAGAGAACCGCAAAGCCACGTTTGGCAACGCTCGCATGGCGGTAAACACTTGGCGAAATTTGGGGAACTTATGCATGCGCGTTGGTAGCCAATGCTTGACCCATGGCGTGCGCTGCATAACTTCTAGGATTTTCTCTGCTAGTGCTAGCGTATATACGTCACCAGAGTCAAACCAACGAAAGTATCGATCAGAGTCTAGCGCTCTCACCATGTCGTCTGCCCATTCGACCCGCTGCCAATCCTGCTTGTTATGGTCACGCGGAGCCTTTACATTGGGGAAGCGATAGTTGCCTGAAACAGCGTAGCAGCCCTTACATGCATCCACCAATTCACCGGGCGACGCAATGCTACCGGGACAAGTGTCCAAAGCATTGAGCGACCAAGAGCGTATACCATCAAGCTTGCTAGTAACTGATAATTTAACTGACATAATTAATCCCCTTTCGGTGGTTAGTTATTCGGGCAATTCGTTAATGCGGTCGAGCCACTCCGCTGCGTTGGCGACCTGCTCTTGATGCGTGAGTGTTAGCGCATCGAAGTGAGGTAAGACATAGTCAAACATTGCAGCCATGATAGGCAATGCTTGCGCTTCGCTTATGTCGCCTTCGTAAACATTGTCCATGATGTCCCACAGGTCGCGGGCAATGGTGTTTGGGTTTATGTTTAGGTTTATGGTTAGCATGATTAATCCCCTTTCGGTGGTTAACGCGATACCGAAGTGATACCGCATAAGTAGGATTCTACAGGTCAATCGGTTTGTGTCAAATACTTTTTTGTGTTTGTGTATATTGCACAACGGTATCAGGTCGTGGTATGACACGGGCATAAGGTCAAACAGGGTTAGATATGACAGAGAAACAAGAGACGCGGGCGTTTTTGATTAGGTTACGGCCTGATGCGAAAGACCTGCTAGATCAGGCAAGCAACGATCAGAGACGGTCAAGGGCGAGCATTATAGAGTCACTGATTCGTGAGCACTTAGCGGGTTATGAGCGAGCAGAGTCGCGTTTAGATAGGATGCTGACGCCATGAGCGGCCGCATGGCACGCAACAAGGGCGCCAATGGTGAACGGGAGTTGGCCGCGATGCTGTCCGATGGCTTGGGGTTTGTTGTTCAGCGAAAGTTAGGACAGGCAAGAGATGGCGGTGATGATATACAGGTAGGCAAGTATCGCATCGAAGTAAAACGCCATGAACGCGTGCAGATAGATAAATGGAGTGAGCAGGTCGAGCAGGCCGCCGGTGATGGTGAGGTGCCGGTGGTGGTGTATCGACGCAATGGCCAACCTTGGCGTGTCGTGGTGCCTATTGAGTGGTTTATAGAACAGGTACGGGAAACAATAGATGATTGATACGTGGTCAGAAGAATGGCGCCATGAATGCGAAGTAAGGTTTGCATTGTCATTGCCTGACAAATCAGACGGCCGTCGCAAGGGTTGGAAGGCGATTAGCAAGCGGGAGTATTTGGGCAGGGTCAGAGAGAAAAGAGGACAAGCTGGTTATGACAGACTGAGAAAGGCAATGGTTGAACAATGGAAAAAATGATCTTGCCTGACCCTCCCGATATCCAGCAGATGGAGCACCAGGACAAACGCAAGTTCTCAGTAGTGCCGTTAGCAATGTTGAGAGATCGGACATTAACGCCTACCGCTAAAGTGATTATGTGTGTGTTTTGTAGTTACTGCAACAAGGCAGGCATAACGCACGTGAGTCAGGCAAAAGTAGCAAGTGATTTGCAGATAGATCAGTCTAGGGTCAGCAGGGCGATGGCCAACTTGAAACGCAAGGGATACATTGAGTACTTAGGCAAGCCGTGCTCAGGCATCAAGGGCAGAACGCTAAGGGTTATATATGATCCTGAGATAACAGCAGAGGATGCGATAGCCATCGCAGGTACAGCGGCAGAAGATGACCTAAGGCCTGAGCAAACGAGGATTGAAGAACACGCGGAGTTGTTAGCCATGGCAGAAGAAAGAGAGTGGACAGCAGAGGAACTAAGAGCAAACAAAGAGCGATTAGCAGGGATGCTTGTCAAGGCGTTCAAGACGTCAGCAGACACGCCAAAGCTGTACAACCCTGTGAAAGGTGACACGCTAGCAGTGAAGAAAGCAAAGCAGGAGATCAGGTCAAGGATGCGGCAGATGAGAGCGGCAGAACTGTCAGAGAGCAAAGACAGGACAGAGGATAACGATATGCATTATGCGCATACAAACAGAAAGAAAATACGTTTGTATGACAATAGTGCATATGACGATAATGCAAAGACAGAAATATGTACTATGAGCATACAATCAGCGAATCGGTTGGACTATGAGACTATAGTGGTTTTGTTTGAAAAAGAATTAAAGAATGGCGTTAAGACTGAAACAGATTTGGATATGTGTATGCGATTGTCAGAACGCGGTGTGACGCGTGACGTGATCATGTCGCATGTGCATGACGCGAGCAGTGACACAGTACGAGTGATCGCTGATCGCATACTAGGTACAGAGTACTAACGTGCATATGTGTGTCGGACAGCAGGGGGGGGGTATGCATTGCATGTGTCTGTATATTGCAGGGCAAGGGCATTGCAGTCTACAGGGAATCGCCTAGGCAGTGGCAAGAAAAAGGCGTATATATGCCCCCCCACCCCACGGCGCTATAGGTGGGGCACTCCCTAAAATTTTTCCTACTTTTTTTGCGGTATGACTTAAGGAGAGCAAGATGGCG